TGTAGTAACCACTATAAGGAAAATTAACTTGTTTAGATATATTTAGTGTATCTGAAGTACTGCCGGTATAATTTGTAGGCCTAACACCATAAGTTTTTAGTAAATCACTCCACCCACTGTATTTATTAAAAGTACTGTTTACGCCAGTAAACTGCGTAGAGTTAAATATTTCTTCTGGACTAGCGCTTGTTGCAACTGCTTGACCTACAGGAGTACTATCATTCCATACTTTGCCTGCTTGTATAGCTATTTTAACGCCTGTTAAATTTGTATCATACCCATCGTTGGCATTTGGAACACTTTCAGTTAATTGTGTTGAAGTAAGCGCTAATCCTGTATATCCAACATAGCTATTTAGATGCGAGGGTACTGGCTCAATTATACCAGTATTAGTCATACATACTGTATATAGTTTTAATGCACTTGGTGGAACCTGTGGTAAATGTGTATATGTCCCGCCATCTCCAATAAGCTTTGCAAATGTTCCTTTTTGGTACTCAGCTATCATTTCTGGACTTGGTGGTAAACCAAGCCTGTCAGTAGCAGCACCATCATAACGTTGAATACCACCTCCAGGTAGCATTGCAAATATACTATAACGATACAAATTAGTTGATTCTACACTATCATTACTATACCCAGTAACTCTAGTGCCTGGGCGTAATAGTGTTGATGTATATGCTTGCGTATTAAGCTGATTTGAATTATATGCTCCTACAGAGTATGCAGGAGTATTTTCAAAACTCCACGAATTAGTAGCAGCATTATAGGTACCAAGTTGAATTTCAACAGCTGAAGTAGCTGCACTTACATCGCCGGTTTTTGCATTAATACTACGCATACCTTCTGGAAAGGTAAGTGCTACATCAACCCGTGTTGACTCTTGATTAAAATAAATATACTGCCAAGGATTACCATCAGCGGTATTGTTTACAAGTTCAACAGATTTTGCAGGAGCTTGTTCTACGTCTGAACCATACAAACTATTGAAAGTTGTTTGATCTTCTTCAGCGCGTCCATAAATAGTAGCAGGCTTAGGAAGCTGCATAGGCAAACCATCGTAGTAGTTTGCAATAGGGTTAGCGCCAACACAAAGATCAGTAATTGATAAAGGCCCAAAACCCCAAACAAGTAACAAGTTTAAAACAGTTGTATCTGTTAATGTCTCAATATAAGGTGTAGCACCTAACATTGCAGACATCCTAACTTTGCCTAGTACGACAGGAATTGCTCCAAATTTATTTGTTTGATTATTAGTACCACTAAACAAATTTAATCCGTTTGCACTGCCTGGATCATTTTGGGTAGGCGTACGAACAGGCATAATAGCATTTATTAGTGCCATACCTGTCATGGAAATAGCAAGTGCTGCTGCACTTGCTTGCCAAGTACCGGCTGCAAAACCTGCTCCACTTATACCAAGTCCAGGAAATCCAGTTGTAGCCAGTTGTGGAGCTATAATAACAACAGCAAGAATAAGCAACATTTTAAAAGTATCACGGCCTTGTGGTACTGCTCGATAAGCAATAGTTTGGCCTGCTTGTAAAATAGTTGTTTCCCAATTTTCTTTGGCAATGGGAATACCGTCCACTACAACTACTAATTTCTCTGTAAATTGTGGGCTAAGTGAATACTTGTTTTGCACAAATAGTGCGAAATCTTGTACTGTTGTACCAGCAACAGTCCATTCACGGTATACACTTGTTTTCAGCGGGTGAGGCATACCAATAACCTCAATCTGCTTATTCTCGCTGTATTTGTAAACTCCATCTAATCGCTTATTCCACTTAATATTGGCTAGCGACTCAACTACACTGTCTCGACCTTCGCGGCAGTGCAAAAATTTGTTATTACCTACGTAAACGCCAACGTGTGCTGGCTCTCCATAAATATTAAATAGCACCACATCTCCAGGTGCAGGAGTAGTAGTTTTGTTCCATGAGTCTTTATAAAGACTAATAGCCCTTGTGACGTTAGTGTCATAAGGGCCGGTGTATTCGTCAACATAGCTTGGTAGATCAATATTTAATTCGTTTTTGTAGTAAAGACGAACTAATCCCCAGCAGTCTATTCCATCAATATCTCTGCCATTATCCTTGTAAGGCAGACCAATATATTTATCATAGTTCATTAAAATAGTCCTGGAAAGTAACCAGGTGTAAAACTAAAGCAAGGAAAAGGCTCTCTGCTTAGATTAATCATGTCTAAACTTAAGCTAATTTTCTGTGCATCATAATTTACACTGGTAATATAAAAATCTGCGAAACTAGCTTCAACAGTGCTGGGCGAGCCAGAAAGTACTAGCTCTAATAATATTTTTGTTGGTTTGGTAATAGCTGTTCGTATAGCAGCAATAAGCTCAGGAGCAGCATAATTTATTGTTATACTACACTGACCTACGCCAGTGTCTTGCTCGCCTGGCAATGTGATTTCCATAGGTATAAAGTAGTAATCTTCTTCACGACTAGTTACACCATATACTATTTCCGCTTCCGGATCTAGTGCAGGCAATCTACCAGTAAAACTATCTGCCATTCGTCCAACGATTGATGTATTATTTACTGGATCGTAAACAGTTAGAAGCATAATTAGTGCTTGATCTGTTTCCGAGCCATACATTGCACGTATGGCTTGTGGCGACAATCTGGTTAAACGACTCATGGCATTATTTCCATTTTTAAGCTAGTAGTCCAAAAACCTGGTGCAATATACTGAAGGTTAAAAAATTCGCCATTGCTACCAGGAATAATCCTAGCTTCTACTGTAGTACCGAGTTTTCTAGGGTGTGGAAAAGTAAAACGGCTTACTCCTTTTATATCATCTTTGATAAAAGTTTCTAGTCGGTCGCACTGTGCAGTGGTCATAATAAAAGACAGGGTCATTTCATTAGGACGAGCTGCACGTCTGCGTTGTTTTGCCGGACCTGCGTCAGTTTGACTGCGGATGATGTTAACACCCACAGTCTCCTGAAACCCTTTTTGAGGTACTTGCGGCAATGTTGTTGGCCACTGAATTGGCATACGTTATCTCCTTACCATTGATGGTCGTTGTCCGTAGTTACCAGTTAGAGCTTGTTGAGCACTAGAACCTGTTCTTGAGATTTGGTCAGCAACCATATCACCAACTATAACTTCAATCTTACGATTGCCTTTAGAGTCAACTGTTTCTGTAGTAGTTGCTTTCTCAGATGAATAGTTATTAACAACTATATCAACTTTACTGCCACTGTTATTATCTGTGCGTACGCCTAGATTACCGTTGCTGTCACGCTTTAGGGGCATAATAGCTTCGGGACCTGCCTCGCCCATTAAACCAGTGCCTTTAGCAAACTTAAACATGGTTGGAGAGTCTACTATAGAATTAGTAAAAGTGCCGCCTTTGGCAAATGCTCTCATACCAATATCGTAAACATTGCCTTTAGCATCAAAACCATTTATAGGCATATCAGCACCAAGATTACTAATCTGAGGATTACTTCCGCTACCTCCAGTAAACATATCAAATATGCCTTTTACGCCACCAATACTCTTATAGCTAGCCATCATTTGCTGTTGCAATTCATAGCGAACTAAATCAGCAATCATACTATTAATCAGGTCTTTAAAACTACCTTTACCAGTTGTTACCATTTGCACAATAGCATCAGCCATAGCACCAAACGTTTTAACAAAAGTTGCTTCGTAGTTTTTCATACGATCATTCATAGAGTACTGTAAATCAATACTTTTCTGTTTTGCATCGTTGTTTTGCTCAATACGCTTCAACTCCCAGTCCCAGAATGTATTTGCAGCAGCATATCTATCATCAAACGATTTTTTATCGTAGGTTGTTAAATCTTCTTGAGCTTTTTGTTGATCTTCAGCAATTTTTCTGTACTTAGATGCAAAAGTTTCATTAGCTTTAGCTTTGTCATTTTCAGACTGGGCTAATAGTAAGTTCATCTTTAAAGATTTTTCTTGTGCGGCGACTTCATCTGGATGCATCAATTGAACCTGGGCTCGTACGCCTAGCAACTCCATCTGATTATTAATACTGTCTATTTCAGTATCTCTTTGCAGCTGTTCTAAGTTAATTCTATCTTGTGTAAGTACGTTAATTCGTTTATACTCATTAGCAATCTTTGCTTGGGCTTGTTGAATAGTTAAAATCTGACTTTCTTTAGTCTGCTGCTCATCTAGTAAATCTACTTGCTTAGTTTTTGAATCGCGTAATTCGCCTAGAGCTTTTACAGAAGCTGCATCGCCATTTCGCTGAGCTATAGCAATTCTATCTACAATGCCTGAGATATCGTCCTGTAAGCTTCTTCTTGCTAACAGTTGATCTTTGCCTTGTTTATCTGCTTCTAACTGCAGTTTTGAAGTCATTTGTGAATCGTTTAAATATTCATAAATGCCTAAAGTTAGGTCTTGCTGCTGTTTCTTTAAATCAATTATCCGGCCATTAGACTGCTCTAATTTTAGCTGTTCTTCTCTGATTTCTTTTAAACTACCAAGTTCAATGTTGTTTTGTTCAATACGTTTTTTAGCTTCTAGAGCGGCATTAGTTGCACGCGCACCTTGAGTACTTGCACCATAAGCAGCTGCTTGAGCTTGGGCTTGAGGCGTCATACTACTCATTTCTTTTTGAGATATACCTTTATTTGCGTCCATTCGTGCAGTAACAATATCTACACCTGCTATGGTTCCTTGTAGATTTTTAAGCTTTGTCGACTCTTCTTGCGTTAGGGGGCCTTTTTTGGCTTTTTCTTGCAGGTCTTTTACGCCCGATTCTGCTAACTCACGCTCTTTTAAAGCGTTTGCGCGTAACATAGTATTATTTAAACTAGTCATAATACTATTTTGTTCTTGCTGAATCTTAATATCTTCTATATTGAGCTGACCCATTGCTTTTGAAATACCTGGACCACTTAAACCTTGTAATAGGTTTTTACTAATTGTTAGTGCTGCCTGAGCCTGTGCAGCACTTGCCATACGCTCAACTAATGCATAACCTTTACTAATAGCGTTACCAACAATTTTGTTTAGCTGAGTATTTAATGCTTCAAAGTTAAGTTTGTTAGAGTCTAACATAATTGTTAGATTTTCTAATCGTGTCTTTAAACGCTGTCTTTCTTTTTCTACTACAGTTAGTGTTTCTTGGCTAGCATTGCTAAAGTCCATGCTAGCATAAGCTTCTAGCTGACTTTGAGCATCGGCTACTTGTAAAGTAAAGTTATCAACATTATTACTAATTTCTGGCAGAACTGCTTTAATATTAGTTAATTCTTGGAAAGCTCCTGGGCCGAGTAAACTTACAACTCTTTCTTTGTTAAGCAACAGCTCTAATGCTCCAACTGTAGTTCTAGCATCAGTAAAAGTTTTTGTAACTTCCATACCTACAGTTATTAGTTCTCGACCAAACTTAGATACAGGATCTGTTGCTTGTAAGGACTGGCCCAATTCTTTGAACCTATCGTCGGCATTTTTTACAGCTTCTTCAACTGTTTTTAGAGTACTTGCAACTTGTTTTTGTTTTGAACTTAATGCAGTTAATTGTTTTTCGGCTTCTTTTCCGGTAGCGACTACGTCTTTGTCAGCAACAGCTCCAAGAGCTTCTCTCATTGCTGTTTCGCTTAAAGTACCTACTTTTAAGATTTCTTTTAATCTTTGTTCTGCTGCTGCTTTTAACGGACCTTCAGGAATTAATTTTAATTGTTGCGCTAAGTTAGCCGCTACACTTCCTGCAAAGTCGGCTTTTAAGCCTTTGCCAACAGCTGTTTTAAAGCCGTCCATAAACTTATCAAACCAGCCAGCAGTTGCATCTGCACGTTCCAGTTTATCAGCAAGACCTGATACATCATCAGCTAGTTGGCCTAAAGCATTGCCCTTGGCAATCTGGCCAGCCGCTGATAAAGTGTCGCCATACCGTGTCCATACTTTTATCGCATTTTCTACAGTAGCAGTGTTTTGACTAACTTGTGAATCAAAGTCTGCTACTTGAGCACTGTTCTTTCCAAATACATAATCTAGGATACCTACTGCTCCAGCCAAAACTCCAACTACGTTCATTAAACGGCCAAGACTACGAATAAATATGCCTACCTCAGTAGCTGCGGCAATCCCCCAGCCAGTAGCTTTAGTCTTTAATTTGTCCCACCCGCTTAAATTAGAAGCTTTATTAAGATCTTTTTCAAGCTCTGCAAGACCAAACTTAAAACCGCCCTTAGTAGTATTATCAGATACATTTGCTAGTGCACTTAGACTTTCTGATCTGCTTGCTGCTTGGCGACTAATTCTACGGCGAGCTTCTTCGCTCATGTTAGACTTTTGAAACTGATCTTCGGCTTGGTTTTGTGCGCTGCTAATTTGTTTAGTAAGATTTAACTCTTCTTTTTTAGCATCTTTTGCACGTTTAAGCGCATCTGCATAAGCAGTAGCCTGAGTAGTGCCTTTACTATTTAAATCATTTATCTGTGATTGAGTACGGGTAAAATCTTTAGGATCGTCACCATAGATACCGCTAGTAATATTTTTTGTAGTCTTGGTATCTCGTAACTTTTGATCTTTTTGTATCTGTGAAATATCTGCAACTGCTCTGGCATATCTATCTTTAGCCGAATCTAAATTACTTTGGAGCTCTGGCAGGTTAAATTTTGCCATTGTTGACTCAACATTTTTACTAGCAAAGCTTTCGGTAATTTCTGCGGCATTCTTTTTAGCTGCTGCAGCTGTTTTTACTAACTCACCTCTCCAGCTAGCTAATGCTGGTATAGCCATACCTGTTAATTTTAGGGCTAGGCCTGCTAGAACTGCTCCTAACAACGTACTATTATTAGCTAGTACATTGGCAATTGGCACTAATACTTTATTGACTAGTTCTAATCCGGCAGTTGCTAGGTTACGTATACTGGATTCTAGCTTTTGCCAAGGGTTGGCGGCTAACTCAATATCTCCAAATTTCTGTTTTAACTCGTCAAGAACTGCAATAGCAAAACCTTGACGACGCTCGTAGTCGGTTAAACTTGCAGCAGTTTTACCTAGACTCAGGGCGTACTTATCTGCAGCCGGACCAAGTTTAGTATATAAACCCAATTCATCTAATAATTCAGGTTCTAGTTTAGTAATACCACGAGTTAAACGACTGACAGCGTCTGTCATGTCTAATCCAAGAGCCTGTGCTGCTTGCTTAGCACCTTTAGCAATATCTAAAGTTTGTTTTCCGCTCAGCCCTGCTGAACTGGCTTTAGTTACTGCTCCCATTGCTTCTCGTAAACTAACTGCTCCGTCTGTTGCTTCAACAAATTTTTGAGCCATGCTGCCCAGAGCTACCCCGCTAACGGAGCCCAGCTGATTCATACCATTAACCATGTTAGTGGTATTCATAGCATCTTTTAAAGCGCCAAAAGCAGCTGTAACCGCAAAAAGGTTAGCTGCAACTGTTGCGTACACCTGTACTAATCCACCAAGACCGCGTGATTCTTTTGCAAAGTCTCGTGCACCCGCACCTGTAGCACCCATGGCACCACGGCCGCGATTATATTCTGCACCGTCGC